GTGTTGTGGCCGTGTTATTGATTGGTATGTTTGACGATAAGGTTGATAATAAGGAAATATTTTCTATAATTGGCCCTGCGTTTAGTACAGTAATAGGAGCATTCGTGGGTCTGCTAGGTGGATTATCTATAAACAAGTCCAAAGATTGTGGCAAAAAAGATTGATGGGTTTGGATCCATGAAAGACAAAGTATATTGACTTCTTACACACTCCTAGTAGAATAAGTAACTTACTTACTCAATAGGAGAACCCATGCAAGACGATTTCGATCAACCAGTTACATTCAGCGGCGACCAAAAACTAAAATTGACACAAGTTATCAATGAAGGAATGCAAGTACTTCATGAGATTGACACGCTGCAAGGAGGTCTAAACGATACTATCAAGGCTATCGCAGAAGAACTCAATATCAAGACTGGTGTGCTAAAGAAAGCAATCAAGGTGGCACACAAAGCAGAATTTGGAAAAACACAAAAAGAACAGGAATTGTTGGAAACAATTCTACAAACCGTAGGAAAAACTCTGTAAATAACACATGAGTTATATTGACGCTGTATTAGATAAAGAAAAAGACCTTATTCGTGTAGTAGAACGAGGCAATGATTCGGTACGTCGAATCATCGAATATCCAACCAACTACGTTTTGTACTATGCTGATCCAAAGGGCAAGTATCGAAGCGTGTATGGAGATAGTCTCACTAGATATAGTACCAGAAAACGCAGCGAATTTCAAAAAGAGCTTAGAATTCTAGGCAATAAGAAAATCTTTGAAAGCGATGTAAACCCGGTATTTAGATGTCTTGCCGACAACTATATTGGCAAACCAGTGCCAAAACTTCATACGTGCTTCTTTGACATTGAGACAGATTTTGATCCGGCTAAAGGCTTCGCGCCAGTAAGTGATCCATTCAATAAAGTTACTGCTATTACCATGTATCTTGATTGGTTGGATCAGCTTATTACGCTGTGTATTCCTCCCAGTCACATGTCGCTGGAAACAGCCAATGAAATAGCATCTGAGTTCCAGAATACGTTTGTATTCGAGGATGAGATAGAGATGTTTGATGCATTTTTTACCATCATTGATGACTCGGATGTTCTGACTGGCTGGAACAGTGAAGGCTATGATATTCCTTATCTGGTCAATAGAGTAACTAGGATCATGAGCAAAGACGACACCAGACGTTTTTGCCTAATGGGTCAGTTGCCAAAAGCTAAAACTATTTCTAAGTTTGGCAAAGAGGAAACCACATACGAACTATGCGGTAGAATTCATCTAGACTATTTGAACCTGTATAAAAAGTATAACTACGAGCAGCGTCATAGTTATAAACTTGACTATATTGGTGAGATGGAGGTAGGTGAAAATAAAACTCAATACGAAGGCACTCTTGATCAGTTATACAATAAGGACTGGAGAAAATTTCTTGAGTACAACAGGCAGGATACTATGCTGCTGTACAAGATTCATGCTAAGCTAAAGTTTTTAGATTTAGCTAATCAACTTGCGCATGAGAATACTGTTCTGTTGCCCACTGTAATGGGCAGCGTTGCTATGATTGAACAAGCGGTTATAAATGAAGCACACAATCGAGGTTTGATTGTACAAAATAAATCCAGAAATTCTAATAAGGACGATGATTATGACACAGACGAAGAAACAACAACAGCAGCCGGTGCCTATGTTGCTACGCCCAAAAGGGGCATCCACGAATGGGTCGCGGCGGTTGACATCAACTCACTGTACCCGTCAGTTATCCGCGCTCTTAACATGGCCCCGGAAACAATTATCGGACAACTTAGACAAACGCTGACCGAGCAGCACATTGCTGATAAAAAGGCAAGGCTAGCAGCGGAAAAGAAGAATAAGACCGCAGAGGACATTTCTGGTCCTATACTGTGGGAAGGTTTATTTGGATCACTAGAATATACAGCCGTAATGAACCAAGAACGTGGTACTATGATTACCATTGATTGGGAACGTGGCGGAAGCGATACTCTCAGCGCCGCAGAAGTATGGCGTTTGATCTTTGATAGTAATCAACCGTGGATGTTATCAGCAAATGGAACTATCTTTACGTATGAATCCGAAGGTGTTATACCTGGACTACTCACGCGATGGTATAGTGAACGAAAGCAGGTTCAAGCTAAGTTGAAACAGGCAACCACAAAAGAGGAGCAGGAGTTTCTTGATAAACGGCAGCTTGTTCGTAAAATTTTGTTGAATAGTGCTTACGGTGCTCTGTTGAATCAACATTGTCGATTTTATGATTTGCGAATCGGGCAGAGTACTACACTCAATGGACGACAAATTGTCAAACACATGAGCGCACATCTAAATCAAAGTATTACAGGCGAGTATGACCATACTGGTCAGTCAATCGTATATGGTGATACTGACTCATGTTACTTTTCAGTTTGGCCTATACTTGCAGATGCAGTTTCAAATAATGAGATGGAGTGGAATAAAGAAAAAGCCATCGAAGTCTATGATCAATTAGCTGAAACTACTAATGCCAGTTTTCCTGAATTCATGGAAAGAGCATTTCATTGCCCACGTAAGAACGGCAGTATTATCAAAGCTGGTAGAGAACTAATTGGTGATCGTGCACTGTTTATCACTAAAAAACGATATGCAGTGAACATTTACGATAAGGAAGGCAAACGCAAAGATGTAAACGGAAAGCGTGGTCAAATAAAGGCCATGGGTTTGGATCTCAAGCGTAGTGATACCCCAAAGTTTGTTCAAGAATTTTTGTACGGTGTTCTCGACGCAGTACTCGAAGGTCAATCTAGAGATCAGATCATTGATATGATCAAAACTTTCAAGAAAAAGCTACGTGAGATGCATAGCTGGACTAAAGGTAGTCCTAAGTCTGTGAATAACTTGTCTATGTATGCAAACAAGGCACAATCTAATGTTAGAAAAATGGACAATAAGTTGTTCAAAACTGGTGCTGACAGTGGTGATGCTACTATGCCAGGACATGTACGTGCTAGCTTGAACTGGAACTATCTAAGAAAACTAAACAGTGATAATTACAGTCAACAAATCGTAGATGGAACACGTATCATTGTGTGTAAGTTGAAAGATAATCCACTGGGATTTACTTCAGTTGCTTATCCAGCGGACGAACTACGACTGCCACAATGGTTCTTATACCTACCATTTGATGACAGAGGAATGGAAAGTACACTAGTGGATGACAAGATAGAGAACTTATTGGGTGTACTTAATTGGGATTTGAGAATTTCAACAGATATCAACACAACAGCTAATGATTTATTTGTGTTTGGATAAACACACGTTGACAATCGCCACCTTTAACGGTAAAATAACAACACATATTGGTAAAAACTTACCAGGTAAATATCAAAAAGGAAAAACATGAAAGATATTCTTCAAGACGTTATACAACATACACTAGGTATTGGCGTCATTGATCTAGTGAAGATCACAGGATCAACGACTGAAACACAACTAAACGCAGCAGCGGACGACAGAACAGTTATTCTAAATTGTAAGTTCAAAAATCCAGTTGCAGGATTTGATGGCGTCTTTGGAATGCCTACTCTATCTAAACTAAAAATTATTTTGAGTTTCGGTGACGAGTACGATGAGAACGCCAACATTACAGTAACTACAGTTGATCGAAATGGAGTTCAACAACCAGCTGCCATCCATTTCGAAAATAAGAAAGGCGACTTCGTTAACGATTATCGTCTAATGTCAAAAGAGCTTGTCGAAGAAAAGGTAAAAAGCGTCCTATTCAAGGGTGCTACTTGGCACGTTGATTTTCAACCGACTGTACATGGCATTCAACGTCTAAAGAAACAATCACATGTACATGCTGAAGAAAGCGTGTTTACGACTAAGTATGTAAACGGCGACCTCCACGTTAATTTCGGAGACCCAGCTTCTCACAGTGGTAATTTTATTTTCCACTCATCACCAAACGGAAGTATGACCAAAACTATGATGTGGCCAGTGAAGCAATTCCTAAGTATTATGGATCTTCCAGGCGACAAACACGTGTATATTAGTGATCAGGGCGTTATGCGTGTCACTGTAGACAGTGGCTTAGCAGATTACGAGTATCTACTACCAGCTAATTCAAAGTAAAATGATCAAAAATATTATGCCAGGAAAAGGAATTGAGGTGGACTCACCGCCTCCATCCTGGCCTTATTTTCAGATATCTCAGCCAAGTGCAGGATCATTGCGATACAATGGTTCTACACAAAATTTTGAAATCTATGATGGCTATAGTTGGCTGTCTTTGCCAACTAGTTTCGCAACAGTCAGTCTATCTGCTGAGGCACAAACACAACTAGAGTGGGTAAAAAATAAGATAGAAGAAGAAGAAAAAGTCAAAAGGCTGGCTGAACAATATCCTGCGTTGGCTGATGCAAAACGCGCCATGGATTTGGCTAAAGAGCAGTTTGACATTCTAACGATTTTAGTGCAAAATAACAAGGTCTAAAATAGGAATTTATTATGAGTTACGATGACAGAATTAGACAACTAGAGCGGCTACATCAAGACCTAGATAACAAGATTGATGTGATGGAATCACATAATCAGGGAACTGATGAATTCAAATTGCAAGAGATGAAGAAGCAACGTTTAGCATACCGAGATGAATTGAGTAGGCTAAGGCGTCTTCAATGGGAACAAAGTCAAACAGTTGACTTTGATGATGATCGATAATTTTTCAACCTGCCATACAAGGAGATAATCATGGCTAAACAACATACCAGCAACCCACGTGTAACCGAAATCTTTGATGACCTAGAGGGTTATCAGGCATTTTGTGTCGAATACGGTTACAAATTTGACGAAGCTAGTCTATATGATATGCGATCACAAGCATTTAGGCAATATAGCAAATTCACTGAGGGCAAGAGCTTCCGTGATCGTTGGGTAGAGGACGCTAAGGCAAATAACGAGTGACTGGAGACACACGGATGTCATCAAGTAGTGAATTATTTGAGTGGGACGAATCGCCAGGGTTCTTTGATAAACACTGGCAAAACATGCCAGAGTTCAAACAAGCTGATAGAAGTGCCCAGCGTCAAATCATTGTAAGTTTTGATAATGACGATGATGTTCAAACTTTTGCAAAGTTGATTGGACAAAACATCACGGATAAAACCAAGAGTGTGTGGTTCCCACAACGTGAAAAACAAATTGTAAAAGAATTATTCTGGATAGAGGAAGATAAGTGAATCCACAGTTTCCACTTTACATTGTTAGTAAAGGTAGAGCGGACAGTAGACTGACTAGTAAGGCACTAGAGGCAATGCATGTGCCTTACTACATAGTCATCGAAGAGCAAGAGTATCCACAATACAGTGCAGTAATTGATCCCAAGAAGATTTTGATTCTAGACATGGAATACAAGAAGCAATACGATTGCTTTGACAATCTAGGTCTTACTAAGTCAACTGGTCCAGGTCCAGCACGTAACTTTGCGTGGGATCACAGTATGAAACTGGGGTTCGAATGGCACTGGGTAATGGACGACAATATCAAAGAATTCCTGCGTCTTACCGAAAATAAAAAAATACGTTTCGGTGACGGTACTTGCTTCAAGATTATGGAAGATTTCTGTCTTCGCTACAGTAATATTGGCATGGCTGGTCCAAATTATCGTGCATTTGCTTCACAGAATTCGGTCATGCCTCCATTTGTAATGAATACACGTATATACAGTTGTAACTTCATTAGAAATGATACGCCTTATCGCTGGAGAGGTCGTTACAACGAA